GCCCCCTCCATATTTTCCCCGGAGGGATATTTGGAAAGCCAATTGGGGACTAGGTTCTAGGGCCCACAGGAAGTTTCTCGTGTGCTCCTTTCTTCCTGCTGGTCTCGCTCACAACGGGCCCTAGAATCTAGCCCTCAATTGGCCCCAAACGCCCTCTATCTAAGGAGCAACTATGGGTAAAAGGGCCGCAACACCCTCTAAACCCGCTCGAACTGTGGAACAACGAGAGGCGCAGATGATCAATCTCGCGCTTGAGCTCGCTGAGAAGCAGCTTCGGGAGGGTACAGCACCGGCAACCACGGTGAATCACTACCTCAAGCTCGCCTCCACAAGAGAACAGCTGGAGGTAGAGAAGCTGAGGAATGAAACAGCACTCCTCGAGGCTAAGAAGACGGCGCTCGTCAGCGCTGAGCAAGCCGAGAAGATTGCCAAAGAAGCCATCGAAGCCTTCCGTACATACTCTGGAGCGGGAGATGTTACGAACGTATACTGAACTGGCGCGCCTCGAGACCTTTGAGGAGCGGTTTGACTACCTGGCTCTCACCGGGCAAGTTGGTACAGCCACGTTTGGCTTCGATCGTTACCTGAACCAACGATTCTACACCTCTACGGAGTGGAAGAAGGTCAGGAACTTTGTTCTGGCTCGGGATGAAGCCTGTGACCTCGGGATCGAGGGACTTGACATCAGATACATGCCGCTGATCCACCACATGAATCCGATTCAGCCCAAAGATCTCGAGGAATTCAATCCAGACATCCTCGAGCCAGAGTTTCTCATCACGACAACCAAGAATACCCACAACGCGATACACTTCGGAGACCGATCGAGGTTGACACCACGAGTTGTTGAGCGTCGACCGAATGATCAAGCTCCCTGGAGGATCTAATGGGAACCATTCTTGAAGATACTAAGAAGGCAATCGGCATCATGCCGGGTTATGATGTCTTCGACGACCAGATCCTGATGCACATCAACACTGCACGGATGGATCTCGCACAATTGGGGCCAAAATGCAATACCCCGATTGAGAAAGATACCGCTTGGACCGTCTTTGATTCCATTGACGACGAGGCGGCAATCAAGTCTTACATCGCCATGAAGGTTAAGCTGTTCTTCGACCCACCGGGGAACTCCTTCTTGGTATCGGCATACCAGAAGCTGATCGAGGAGGCAGCATGGCGACTGATCTATCAGACCGAGGGGAAGCAGAGGTAGAAGACCTCATTCACCACGGCGTAAAAGGCCAGAAATGGGGCGTCATCCGCAAGAAGGCTAGCGCTGGTCGGAAGGCCACCATCAAGGCTATCCAGAAGAGCGGGCGATTCACTGCCAACGCCACCAAGACAACCATCAAGACTGCTCGAACTGGAGCGGCTAAGGTACAGAAGGCTAAGCAGGCCCATGACCAGCGAGTCGCCGGAAAGATCCAGGCAAAGAAAGAAGCCAAAGCTCGAAAGAAGTTCGCAAACCGCGGATACAAGAAGATCAGCGACACCGAGCTCCAGTCTCGAATTAAGCGGCTGGAGCAAGAGAAACGCTATCGGGAGCTCAAGGCCGATCGCCACCTGGTTCGAGGTCGTGAAGTCACTCGATCGATCCTTGAGAACTCTCTGACCAAGGCTGGGACGTATGCGGCAACCAAAGCTATGAAGACGGCCTTCGATAAGTCATTCGATCCCGGCAAGACCGGTAAGTCGGCCGGAGAGACGCTCAAGAAGGCGGCTGAGAAGGCTAAGGAAGCTGCGGAGGCTGCATCGGTTGTCGCCGAAGAGGCACACAAGACTTATAGCTCTACTGGTGGCCCCGATCGCAAGAAGCTCCCGCAGGTTTCTAAGCCGAAGCAGATCGAGAAGCCGAAGTCGTACAAGCAGACTAAGCCCTCCCCTAAGAAGAAGCGGTATCCTCGTAACCCTGGGAGCACTGCTAAGTAATGCTCTCGAACACCGCAGTACCAAAATACTACGGGCAGTTCCGAGATGCAGTCATCCGAGGCGATATTCCGGTATGCGAAGAGATCTCGTGCGAGATGAATCGCATTGATGCTCTTATCGCAAACCCAGAATACTACTATGACGACAAGGCTGTAGAGGGCTTCATCGCTTACTGCGAGAATGAGCTTACACTGTCCGACGGAGCTGACCTCCACTTGCTCGACAGCTTCAAGCTCTGGGCCGAACAGCTCCTTGGCTGGTACTACTTCGAGGATCGTCAGGTCTTCGTCCCATATGAGGACGGAGTCGGCGGTCGATACGAGACCAAAACAGTAAAGAAGCGCCTAACAATCAAGCAGTATCTGATCGTTGCTCGTGGAGCAGCGAAGTCGATGTATATGTCTCTCATCCAGAACTACTTCATGGTGATTGATACTACAACTACACATCAGATCGCTACGGCTCCGACTATGAAGCAGGCGGAAGAAGTGATGGGTCCATTCCGTACCGCCATCACCCGAGCCCGAGGTCCGCTGTACAAGTTCCTGACTGAGGGATCCATTCAAAATACAACCGGTGCGAGGGCTAACCGCCAGAAGCTGGTTGCAACCAAGAAGGGCGTCGAGAACTTCCTCACCGGATCCCTTCTCGAGGTCCGCCCCATGTCCATCGACAAGCTTCAGGGTCTTCGACCCAAGGTTTGTACGGTAGATGAGTGGTTATCCGGCGACATCCGTGAGGACGTGGTCGGCGCGCTCGAACAGGGTGCCTCGAAGATCGACGATCCAGTAATTCTGGCCGTTTCTTCGGAAGGAACAATCCGCAATGCGGTGGGCGACACCATGAAGATGGAGTTGCTCAAAATCCTGAAGGGCGAATACATCGCCCCTCATATCTCAATTTTCTACTACCGACTTGACGACATCAAGGAAGTAGCAGATCCTGCTATGTGGGTGAAAGCCCAGCCGAACATCGGCATAACTGTCTCTTATGATCGGTATCAGCAGGACGTCGAGCGAATGGAACAAGCCCCAGCTGCTCGAAACGACATCCTCGCTAAGAGGTTCGGGATCCCTATGGAGGGATACACGTACTTCTTCACCTACGAGGAGACGATCCCGCACAGGAAGAACACCTTCTGGAACATGCAGTGCGCTATGGGCGCCGACTTGTCTCAGGGTGATGACTTCTGTGCGTTCACCTTCCTATTTCCACTGAGGAATCAGGCTTTTGGTGTAAAGACCCTGGCATACATCTCTGAGCTGACGCTCATGAAGTTGCCAGGTGCCCTACGCCAGAAGTATGACGAGTTCATCCAAGAAGGAAGCCTCCGAGTCATGGAGGGGACCGTCCTGGATATGATGGAGGTCTATGAAGATCTAGACCAGTACATCGACGAACAGAAGTACGATGTCTCAGCGTTTGGGTTTGACCCATACAACGCCAAGGAGTTCGTAACCAGGTGGGAGCAGGAGAACGGACCGTACGGTATCGAGAAGGTAATCCAGGGTGCTAGGACTGAATCGGTCCCCCTCGGGGAGCTGAAGAAGCTGGCCTCGGAGCGCCTTCTCATCTTCGACCAGGAACTCATGTCATTCACAATGGGGAACTGCGTAACTCTCGAGGATACCAACGGAAACCGGAAGCTACTGAAGAAACGCTCAGAAGAGAAGATCGACTCAGTGGCTGCTCTGATGGATGCCTTCGTGGCATACAAGATCAACAAGGAGGCATTCGAATGAGCGAGGAGGTGAAATGGGTCTTAGTGATCGACTAGCTCACGCATGGAATGCGTTTTCAAAATCCCCGGACAAGAAGAACTTCACACCGGAGTACGGTTCATGGACATTCGGTAATCCAAACCTGAATTACCGTCCTGTCGTCGGCGACCAGACAATCGTCACGAGCATCTATAACCAGATTGCTATTGATGTATCGAATGTTCCTATTCGGCACGTCAAGACTGACGATAATGGCAACCTCAAGAGCTACTACCGTAGCTACCTTGACGACTGTCTGTCTCTGAGCGCCAACATCGACCAGACCGGTCAGGGGTTCTTCCAGGATTTGGTACTCACGCTCTTCGAAGAGGGCGCTGTAGCGATCGTTCCGGTAGACACAGATGTCAGCCCCGACCTAACTCAGGGTTACGACATCAAATCTATGCGAGTCGGCACAATCCTGAACTGGTATCCTCGCCACGTTCGAGTCGAGGTCTACAACGACCAGACTGGACAGCGAGAACAGCTGACTCTCGAGAAGGAGTTTGTTGCGGTCGTACAGAATCCTCTGTACAGCGTGATGAATGCTCCGAACTCGACACTGCAGCGACTGACGCAGAAGCTCCACCTGTTGGATGCCATCGATAAGCAGTCGGGATCCGGTAAGCTGGACATCATCATTCAGCTTCCGTACGTCGTCAAGACTGAGCTGAAGAAGCAGCAGGCAGAAGCCAGACGCAAGGCTATTGAGGAACAGCTCGCTGGGTCTCAGTACGGTATCGCTTACACCGATGGTGCGGAGCGAATCACCCAGCTGAACCGACCTTCCGAGAACAACCTCATGAGCCAGATTCAGTGGCTCACCACCCAGCTGTACAACCAGCTCGGCATGACTGAGGATGTCTTCACCGGTAAGGCTGATGCCCGACAGATGCTGAACTATCAGAACCGAACGGTTCGTCCAGTTCTGAAAGCGATCACGGACGCCATCACCAGGACTTTCCTCACGAAGACTGCCCGCACGCAGCGACAGCGGATCATGGCGATCGAGGATCCGTTCCTCAACGTCCCGCTGGAGGAGATGTCCAAGCTGGTCGACTCCGTCAAGCGCAACGAGATTGGTACCGCCAATGAGCTTCGTCCGAAGTTCGGCTGGGCCCAGTCTGAAGACGAGACGGCAAACCAGTTGGTGAACTCCAACATCAATCCGATGGGCGAGGAACAGCCGCCTGGTGAAGAGCCGGTCGACGACGTCCCTGCATCGGAGGTACCAATTTCCGAACTGATGGAGAGTAGTCAAAATGGCAGTTAAGTGCGATTTCTCTGGCTACGCCACGAAGAACGATGTTCGGTGCTCGGATAACAAGGTAATCCGGCACGGGGCATTCGCGGCGTACGACGGGAAGACTGTACCTCTGGTCTGGCAGCACAAGCACGGAGACGTCGAGAACGTCCTCGGGCATGCCGACCTTGAGGTTCGTGAGGACGGCGTCTACGCCTACGCCCACCTCAACAACACCGACCGTGGCCGGACCGCTCGAGAGATGGTCAAGAACGGCGACATCAAGGCGATGAGTATCTACGCCACCCACGTTCGGGCTCGGGGCAACGACGTTGTCCACGGCGAGCTCGTTGAGGTGAGCCTGGTGCTACGCGGCGCTAACCCTGGCGCACTCATCGACCAGGTCTCCATCGAGCATGGTGACGACGGCGATGAGATCGAGGCTGTCATCTACACGGATGCACAGCTGGACTTCGTCTCGCACGGTGATGACGTCGAGGACGAGGATGAGGACTTCGAGGCGGAGGAGACGGACGACGTCGAGCACGCTGAGGAGGAGCCGGAGGCCGATGAGGCTGAGGGCGACGAGGACGACCCCACGCTCGGGGAGATCTTCGATGGAATGACCGAGGAGCAGAAGACGGCGGTCTATGCCATCGTCGGGCAGCTCGTCGATTCCGTAGATGAAGAGGCGGAGGAGTCTGAGACCGAAGAGGCCGAGGACACCGCCCATTCCGACACAACTGAGGATACTATGGCTCACAAGAACGTGTTTGAGGGCTCCGCTACCACCGAGGAGCTCCCCGTCCTGACTCACGCCCAGGTCGAGACCATCTTCGAGGACGCTCGCTCCAGCGGCTCCCTGAAGCAGGCCATCCTGGCCCACGCCGACGCTTACGGCATCAAGCAGATCGAGACCCTCTTCCCGGAGGCCAAGGATCTGTGGAACCAGCCGGAGTTCATCAAGCGCAAGACCGATTGGGTTAACTCCGTCGTCGGCGCCGCTAAGCACTCCCCCTTCTCCCGTATTCGCACCCGCTTCGCCGACATCACGGCCGACGAGGCCCGTGCCCGGGGTTACATTAAGGGCAATAAGAAGGAAGACGAGGTCTTCACGTTGCTGCAGCGTGTCACTTCGCCGACCACTATCTATAAGAAGCAGAGGTTGGATAGGGACGACATCCTTGACATCACTGACTTTGATGTCGTCTCCTACATCCGTGGCGAGATGAAGATTATGCTCGAGGAGGAGCTCGGTCGAGCTGTCCTCATCGGTGATGGTCGTCAGGCCTCCTCCAAGGACAAGATCAAGGAGGACTGCATCCGCCCGATCTACAAGGAGGACAGCCTCTACGCTCCTCGCGTCATCCTGGCCAAGGAGACCACCACCGAGGACATCCTGGACTCCATCGTCCGCGCCATGGATGACTACGACGGCGCTGGCAACCCCACCTGGTTCGCTGAGCCCCACATGGTCACCGAGATCCTGCTTCTCAAGGACAAGATGGGTCACCGCCTGTTCCGCAGCGTCTCCGAGCTGGCCGACTACGTCGGCGTCTCGAAGATTGTCAAGGTTCCTCTCATGAAGGGCCTGCAGCGCTCCTCCACCAAGAACGGCACTGTCGACGCCCTCGGCATCATCGTCAATATGTCCGATTACACCATCGGTGCGGACAAGGGTGGTCAGCTCTTCGCGGCTGAGGACTTCGACATTAGCTTCAACCAGTACCACTACCTGCTGGAGACCCGTCTCTCCGGTGCGCTGACTCACCCGAAGTCGGCCATCATCGTTGAGCGGAAGACCGAGTCGGGTAACGTCGTCGCGGAGCCGTGATAGATGGCCAAATTCTTCGGCGAGATAGGATTTGTAACTCAGGTCCAGACCGAGCCGGGAATTTGGGAAGACAAACCAATCGAGAAGCAGTACTATGGCGATGTGTTTCGTGAAGCACGCCGCTTTGGTGCCAGCGATGAGGTTCTGGGGAGTATCAACCTCAGCAACCAGATCAGCATTATCGCTGACGGGTATTTAACGGATAACATCCAGAATCTCAAGTACGTACGCTGGATGGGGGGACTTTGGAAGATCTCCTATGTGGAGCTGAAGTTCCCCCGTCTGGTTCTCGAGTTGACGGGGGTGTATAATGGACCGACGGCTAGCTCTCCATGAGAAGCTGGTAGAGATCCTCGGGTCAGATAAGGTCTATTACCAGCCGCTCCCGTCACTTAAGCTCTCGTATCCGTGTATCGTATACGAGCGGCATCCGGGTGATCCGATGTATGCGGACAACCTCAAGTATATCAAAGCAAACCGGTTCCAGGTTACTCTGATCGCCCGGCATCCCGAGGACCCGACACGAACGAAGATCGAGGACCTTTTGTTCAGCCGCCATGAGTCTCGACTCGTAGCGGACAACCTCTATCACGACATCTTCGACGTCTACTATTAGGAGTTAACATGGCTGCACTTGTCTGGGACAAGACTGGTGAGCGCCGTATTGAGACTGGTGTCGACCACTGCGCACTGTATGTGTACGACCCGGCTCAGAAGACCTACGGCAAGGGTGTCGCTTGGAATGGTATCACCGCCATCTCCGAGAAGCCCGAGGGCGCTGAGGCGACCGACCTCTACGCCGACAACATTCTGTACCTCTCGATGCTCTCGGCCGAGAAGCTGAAGGCCACAATTGAGGCCTACACTTACCCCGACGAGTTCGAGCAGTGTGACGGTTCCGCCACGCTGACGAAGGGCGTTAAGATCGGTCAGCAGGACCGACTCGCTTTCGGCCTCGTCTACCGCACCAAGATTGGTGACGACGTGGCTGGTCAGGACAAGGGCTACAAGCTCCACATCCTGTACGGCTGCAAGGCCTCTCCTTCCGAGAAGGGGTACAAGACCGTCAACGACTCTCCCGAGGCGATTTCGTTCTCTTGGGAGCTGTCTACCACCCCTGTCACGGTGAGCGGCGCTAAGCCAACCTCCCTGCTGACCATCTCGTCTCTGGACGTCGACCCCGGTAAGCTGAAGACCCTCGAGGGCAAGCTGTTCGGTTCCGACGCCGGTCAGGGCGGCGCTACGGCCACAGAGCCCAAGCTCCTCCTTCCGGACGAGATCAAGGCGCACTTCGCAGGCTGATATACCACACCGGGGGCTCAGAGACCTAGACTCCTGGGCCCTCGGTGCCTGCAATGCTTATAGTTTCTATCCCGGATCTCGACGGGTTTGACGAGGAGACAGGCACCTTTGTCTCCATGCCTGGCGGAATCCTGCACCTGGAGCACAACCTGGTCGCGCTGTCAAAATGGGAGTCAATTACCCATAAGCACCTCATTGGTAACGACAAAGTCACCCCTGAGGAGATGGCCCTCTACATCAAGTGTATGATCACAAATGAAGAGTACGACCCGTCGCTCCTGGATAGGATCCCCCCATCTGAGGTAGATCGTATTAGCGCCTATATGGGCGACACGATGACCGCAACCACCATCCGCGAGACGGGTGGAGACCCTGGATCTGGTGAGTACACGTCATCTGAGTTAATCTACTACTGGATGATAGCTTGCCAGATCCCCTTCGAGTGTGAGACATGGCACATCAACCGACTACTCACACTCATTCGGGTATGTAACCAAAAGAATCAGCCCGATAAGAAGATGTCCCAGTCCGAGATTATGGAACGGAACCGGGAACTCAACAGAGCCAGGCGAGCTAAGCTTGGCTCGAAGGGATAACAATGATCAGTCACGAAGACATTCCCGAGGAGGCGCTTGCTCCGCAGGCCCATATCGGCACTGATCCCATGGAAGACAAGGACATTCACGTGTCCCAGACTACTGAGGTGATGCAGTGAGCGTTGCACAGCAGGTCCTCGCTCGCGCTGCCGCGAGGATTGGATACTATGCACCCGACGACCCTCAGCCCGGATCCGAGGCTGGACGATACTGGGCAGCTCGAACTGGTCAGCAGTGGCTTGCTGGACCGTCCGACTCTGTTTGGTGGTGCATGCTCTTCGTCAGCATGTGTCTGGACGAGTGCGGGCAGGTTAACGCTATTGGAGGATTCTCCTTTAACACTGACTACACCGTCAACAAGGTACGCCAGCACCCTGACGCTTACTTCGTATCGGTTTACGACGCACAGCCCGGGGATGTCGTCATCTACAACTGGGACGGCGGCGGCACCGATCATGTGGGATTCGTCGAGAAGAATCTCGGAGGCGGTACGATCCAGACTATCGAGGGCAACACGTCCTCTGGTAGCTATGGTTCGCAGTCTGCTGGAAATGGTGTATGGCGCCGAGTCCGCAGCGAGTCGATCGCATACGTGATTCGTCCTGCGTACACCGACTCTCCGAGCAACACCGCCCCCGCTGGCCCTGCCGACATCCGTGCGCTGCAGCGTGCAGTCCGGGCGACCCCCGACAATGTCGCCGGGCCGAACACTCGGTCTCGCTGCTACGCTCTTGCTGCTGCCTCTGAGTGGGGTGGGAAGACCTTCCCCTTCGGTGTGGCATTCACGCAGTCCGTGGTCGGAACGGAGCAGGATGGGGTCTGGGGTGACGCCTCGGAGGAGGCACACGACGCGACCGTCGAGGCCGTTCAGGCTGCAGTCGGCGCTGAGGTAGACGGCGTTTATGGCGCCGAGACCAATACCAAGGTGAACGCTCTGCTCGACAGGGCCGAACAGCCGTAGGAGGCTCAAAATGGCAGCGCCATACTGTACTTTAACGGGAACTATCCCCGGAGGAGAGAATGGTCGGGCTCTTGTCCGAATCGTTCCTGACGTGAAGGGGGCTACGGCTACCGTTGACGGTGCCGCAGTCTCAATGCGAGAGCACATGGTTCGGACAGACCAGGCCGGCGCTGTCAACATCGAGGTGTTGGCTCCGGGCGCTGGAGTAACCCCATCTGGCGCCTGGACCCACACCATCTACATCGATTCCCCCAAGTTGGACATCGTCAAGCACGTTGCTCTGACTCAGGGTGGAACTATTGACATCATGTCCGCTGACCCCACATCTGAGATCTCCCCGCTTCCGTTCGGCGGTGGAGGTGGCGGTGGAGCTGGCACACCTGGCCCTCGTGGTCCACAGGGACCTACCGGGCCTAAGGGTGATCCAGGTCCTGCTGGCCCTCCCGGACCTAAGGGCGACGCTGGTGAACGCGGACCTGCCGGACCAGAAGGCCCTCGTGGTCTTCAGGGTCCTCCTGGACCTGCTGGCGGTGGAGCTGGAGGAACCCCGGTCCCTGGCCCCGAAGGACCTCGAGGACCTGCTGGTCCCTCTGGACCTAAGGGAGAACAAGGTGTCCAGGGTCCTCCCGGACCTAAGGGCGATAACGGACTTCCTGGCCCAGCCGGAGCAAACGGTCAACCAGGACCCAAGGGCGAGAACGGTGCGGTAGGTCCTGCTGGCCCTCCTGGACCGCAGGGTCCTCCCGGACCTGCAGGAGAGCGTGGTCCCGCCGGTCAGGATGCAGTTACTCCTCAGCTCGACAGGTATCTCACCAAGGATGAGGCAGCCAAGACCTACGGCGAGAAGGCTGACGTCGAAGACGCACTCCGACAGACTAACCCATTCAAGAATGGCGCTCGATACTACTCTCCGGTAACCTACTACTGGCCTGACTACTACCAGGACGGAAAGCCCGGGCAGTTCTCCAAGTGGGCTCAGACGCTGAAGTTCCGCGACAACCTCGGGTACGTCATCCTTAACCGCAACAGCGGTGACTGGGAGGCTCATGAGGTAGACTTCCAGAAGCAGGGTGAGCTTGCTCTAGGTGCTGGTGCTAAGAGGGTTCTGTTCTACATCAAGACCCAGTACGGTGCGGCAATCCATCCCGATGCCGAGGATAACCGAGGTATTCCAAATGCTGCTAAGTTCACCAAGGAGTACATCCTTGAGCAGCTGAAGCGAGCCAAGCAGTGGTATGGTGACCTTGTTCAGGGTGTCTTCCTTGACGAGGTCATCAACGGCTGGGACGCCCGTAAGGATCGGATTCCGTGGTATAAGGACCTGATTGACACCATTCGTCGAGAGAATGGCATCGACTTCGTGATCGCCATCAATACCGGTTCTAACATCTCGCAGGAGGTGTGTGATTTGGACTTCGACGTGTGTATGATGTTCGAGGGGACCGCCACCAAATTCCTCGAGGAGAATCCGACCTCCCCGATTCTTCCGGACCATATGAAGGCCTATCCGTCCACTCGCTGGTGGGCTGTGGTTCACTCGGTCACCTCTGAGAACTACCAGAAGGTCTTCGACAAGGCTGACAACCTCGCGATCAGCCACCTCTACGTCACTGACGGCTTCCTTGTTGAGGATCCTCAAAATGGTGGTCAGTGGCACCCCATCGGTAATCCTTACGAGAACCCTCCGGGCGCCGAGATCCGAGAGCTAATCATTCCGTGGCTCAAGGGATACCTGAAGCTCAAACTGAAGGTTGACAATCTCAAGATTCCAGAGGTCCCGAAGATGGTTGTCCTCGGGCCTGATGACCCAGTGCCTGCCGGGACTCCGTCCGGGACGGTGATTGTTAGGCGGGCCAAGTAATGGCTAGCGTATTCCCAGTAATTGGTGCATGGTGGGGAGGTAATGGCGCTCGAATAGGTGACGGGCGTCTGATCCGAAAGGGATCCAGCTCCACCCCATTCGAGAGTGCTGCCTATACCGTCGGTGATCGTAAGTGGACGGTCGAGATAACGTATACGGCGGATAGAGATACCCAGCTCTCCATGAGAGCGAACTGGTTCCAGGCAGGTAAGCAGAAGACCGATAAACAGGACTTCATCACCACCTGGAATATCCGGGGCGGTACTAATGCGGCGATCAAGTTCGACTTCGAGCTTCCAAATAACGCCTATCCAATGTGGACGCCATCCATTGCGGTTCCGGGTACGGCTCAAGACATTACTATCCATAACTTCAACGTCTATGAGACGCCTAAGCCAGGATTGCATGTCCATTTAGCTACTGGTAGCGGATCTGAGGCTAATGGTTTTGGTACTACTTCGCTACGAAGTACCGGTGCTGAGATCGGCGACCTTATAGTTGTATTCTATGCTTCACAGTTTGGAGACACCAAAGCCAGACCTCCTGCTGGCTGGGATTTCCAATACAACCGTGACGCCGGTGGGCGATCTGGGTATGTAGCTGTAAAACGGGCTACAAAAGCTGATCTTGATGGCGACTTCAAGTTCAATAGTGATGTCGCCACCAATGCTAGAGAGAACTTCGTCTTATTCTCGATCGGCGGGGTATCCAACTATAAGATACACACCTGGCAACCAGGTATTCCTGCTCTAGATAAGACCAAGAAAAATCTAGTAGCCGTACAATATCACGCACCATCTTCTCGAGACGAACCAGTATGGTATCCCCCAGGTACCGACCCAATCGCTAGAGGCGGTAAACGTAACCGAGGATCCTCGTGGTCGATGACCATCGGAGCACTGGCTTCGTCAGTGAAGGATTCGTACGGCGCTAAGGCTTATGCCTGGGTAGAACTTGAGGAAGAGAATCCAGAACCTCCAGCCGTAGTCACTCCTGGTATAGAGATTACCGATTCTGGAAATTCCAATCCGGTATTCGTATATTGGAATGGGGAACTGCGTCCGTCTACCATGCGTGCCGTACCAATAGGATACTCCGATATACACACCATGATGGACACTCGCGGCTTCCTGATCGCCCACAGAGGAGGATCCGTCAGCTGGCCTGAGGCCTCGATCCGGGCATATACAAACGCGGTTATGTTCGGAGCAGGGGCTTTGGAGGTCTCATGTCAGAAGACGAAGGATGGAGTCTGGTTCCTGAACCACGATCGCACCCTCCAGCGTGTGGATAAGACGGCTCCAGATACACCCGTCACTGAGATGACATGGGCGGAGATCCAGAAGTTCACCACTATGGGCGAGCCCTTCATGACGGTTGAGGAGTACTTCGCAGCATATGGCTCGAGTCACATTACAGTACTCGATCCTAAGTATTCCGCGGTTCAGTGGGAGGAGCTGAAGAAGTTCTTCCCTTCTGATGCCCACGGTCGAATCATCTGGAAGTTCTCCATCGACGCCGGATGGCTGGCTAATCAGTGGAAGGCGGATGGTTGGAAGTGCTGGGGATACTCGTATCCAGATCAGGTAACTGATGGCCGGATCAACGAGTGGCACAAGCCATGGGACTACATCGGTATGTCATTCGATGCCAGCGATGAGGTTTGGAACCGAACTACCGGACTCGGCAAGCCGGTATGGGGGCACATCTGCCCAACCCGAGACGCCTATGACCAGGCTATGGCCAAGGGCGCCATCGGATGTATGGTCTCTGGAGTGGCCAACATCTACTCCGAATCTCTAGTCTAGGAGAATCATGATTACGATCGAGAGCCAGGGAGACTGGAAACTCACCAGGAATTGGTTTGACAGAATGACGAAGTTAGACCTGGCTCTGATCATGAATCAGTTCGGCAAGGAGGGGGTTTCTGCTCTAAAGGCGGCGACCCCCTCCAGGTCGGGCGAGACGGCAGCTAGTTGGAACTACGAAGTCACGAGAACCGGCAACAACTGGCAGATCACCTGGACAAACTCACACGTTAACAACGGCGTAAACATCGCCGTCATCTTGCAATATGGTCACGGAACCCGTAATGGTGGGTATGTCGTTGGCCGAGACTACATCAACCCCGCTATCAGGCCCGTATTCGACAAGATAGCGAAGAAGGCCTGGAAGGAGGTCACTAAGTAGTGGCTACTATTGACGAGCGGGTAGTCTCGCTCAAGATGAACAACAAGCAATTCCTGTCCGCAATCAAGGAATCCGCGTCCAGCATGGACCGACTCAAGGAATCCTTGAAGATGCAGGGGGCTGCAGATGGTCTCTCTCGTATTGGAGAGATCGCTAAGAACACCACCCTCGGTGATCTGGCCACAAAGGCTCTCGAGATCGGCAAGAATATGTCGGTTATGCAGGGTCTTGCCGTCACCGCATTCGGTGGAATTGGTGTCGCGGCGCTTAATGCTGGTCGAAGCGTAGTCTCTGGTTTCATCGGAACCATTAAAGACGGCTTTAATGAGTATGAGCTCAAAATGAGAGCAATTCAGACCATTATGGCCAACACGGTCGAGAAGGGGACCACCCTCGGCGAGGTTAAGACCTCCCTGGCCGAGCTGAACACCTATGCTGATAAGACGGTATATAGCTTCAGCGACATGACTCACGCCATTGGTCTGTTCACCGCAGCTGGTGTCGATCTTCAGACATCCGTGGCATCAATTAAGGGTCTGTCTAACCTCGCAGCGGCCTCGGGTTCAACTGCCCAGCAGACAGCAACTGCATACACCCAGCTTTCTCAGGCTATCGCGGCTGGCGCAGTCCACCTTCAGGACTGGAACTCGCTAGTCCAGGCAGGTATGGGCGGTGAGTCATTCAGGAATGCCCTTATCGAGACCTCCCGAATGATGGGTACTGGCTATGATGAGGCTATTGCTAAAGACGGAAACTTCCGAGAGTCTCTCAAGGAAGACTGGCTTACTGCTCAGGTCATGACGACCACTCTGACTGCTCTGACAAATGACCTCTCTGAGGCACAACTTGTCGAGATGGGCTACTCGGAGGAGCAAGCCCATAAGCTCAAGCAGTTCGCTCAAGGTGCGTTTGATGCTGCGACCAAGATCCGAACCTTTAGTCAGTTAGTAGATACCACTAAGGAAGCTATTGGCTCTGGATGGGCCGAGACGTTCGAGATCCTATTTGGCGACTTCGAAGAGGCGTCAGTCCTTTTCACCTCTATTGGTGATTGGCTTGGTTCAGTTATTAAGGCAAGCGCTGATGCCCGAAATGGGTTCCTCCAGATGTGGAAGGACCTTGGCGGACGCACCGCCCTCGTTCAGGGTCTGGCGAATATCTTCTGGGCCATCGTCAAAGTTCTCGGACAGATCGGAACCGCCTTCCGACGAGTATTCATGAACGCTAGTGCCGAAGGTCTTGTTCGCATCACCAAGGCGTTTGAGAACTTCACATCTAAGCTCATCATTACAAATAACTTTGCTGATAAGCTTGAGTGGACATTCACAGGCCTGTTCTCAGTCTTCCACATCTTTGCAACAATCCTTGGTGAGATTGCTCAGGTTGTTTTTACCGTAGCGTCACACATCGTACAGGCCCTGTTCCCGGCATTCACCGGGATCAATTCGGGTGTATTCCAGATTACGAAGGTCCTAGGTAAGGCGATCTACTGGTTTGACCAGTGGTTCACTAAGCTTGATCTCGGCGGGAAGATTCTAAAACTCCTTCTACCACCAATTGATCTGGTTGGCAAGGCCATCAAGTGGGTCTCTGACAAGATCCACGACTTCATCATGTGGATCGACTTCACAGGAAAGGTCAAGGGTGCCGGAGAGGGACTTAAGAACCTCGCTTCTAAGTTCGGACTCGTCAAGGACGCTCTTAAGAACTCGGTAATTGGTCGAGAGTTCTCTGCCGCGATGGATTCCATCCACAGTGGAGTAGACAAGGCCAAGTCCAAGATCAACGAGTTCGCCGGAAGTGTTGGCGACAAGCTTAAGGCTAAGCTGATCTCCGGTAAAGCCGCTCTGTCCGACTACTTCAAGGGCTTCGAGCTCGGAGACATGTCCTCTGCTGAGGCAATTGTCGCTTCTCTGGGAACCAAGTTCGATGAACTCGGTCAGAAGCTCAAGATCTCCGAGAAGGTCCAGTGGCTCAAGGAGAAACTTGTTGAGCTGAAGGATGCGCTTGTCGATACATGGAATACTATTCAAAATAGTAGTGTTTGGGACCACCTTGGCAAGTCCTTCTCCGACATCGGCGGTAAGGTTAAGGAAGTAGCGGTCTCATTCCGCGACTGGGTTAACGGTCACGGTGAGGTCAAGGCCAAGGCTAAGGAAGCTGCGGGAGCAGTTTCAGAGGTTGGGTCTGCCGCAGCCCAGGCTGCTAAGGAGACAGGTCAGGCAGCCAAGGAGAACTTCCTCAAGAAGTGGTTCGAGGACATCGAGCAGGTTGCTACTGCAATCCACCTGCCGGAATTGTTCGACACCATCAAGCAGAAGTTCGTCGAGTTCAAGGACTTTGTCGTTAACACCTTCGCCCCCAAGGTGAAGGAGGGCGCAAAGAACGCATTCGGCTCTATCGGTACCGCGATGAGTCAAGCGAACTCCAACCTCAAGTCTTATGACATGGGCAAGATCCTTGTCGGGGCCATTGGCGGCGGAGTGCTTATCGCTTTTACTCGATGGATCAACTCTTTCAAGGAGAACTTCGACAAGATCGGAAATGTTGCTGACAAGCTCGGTAACGTCTTCGATAAGCTCGGCGGAGTCCTCGAGGCATTCGAGCAGAAGGTTAAGGCTAAGGCTCTCCTAACGATCGCTATTGCCCTCGGAGTTCTTGCGGGTGCGCTGATCCTGATGTCTCTGGTCCCTGCACCAAAGCTACTAGTCACTCTTGCGGTCTTGAAGTTCCTATTCAAGATGATGGATGACATGCTTGAGTCCATGACCAAGATGGTGGCCTTCAAGAATGACAGTGTTCGTATTGTGGCTATGCTCATTGCTATGGGTGCCGCTATGATCCTGATGGCAACTGCTGTCCGGATTCTTGCCGGAATGGATCTCAAGGGTGCTGTGGTCGGTCTTGCTGCCATGAAGATCCTGATGATGACCATGCAGGAGTTCATGACCAAGATGGCTGCTACCAAGGGTGTTGAGAAGGGAGCTGGAATCCTTCTTGCTCTCGCTGCATCCTGTGTTATTCTGTCTCTAGCAGTATACACTCTTGGGTCCATGGATACTGGTAAGGCTATCCAGGGGGTCGTAACCCTCGCCGCGGTTGTGGCGATCCTGTCTGGGTTCATGATGGTCGTTAGTAAGGACCCCTTTATGGGTAAGGGCGCTGCGATTCTTCTATCGCTGGCTGTCTCTTGCAACATCCTTGTGGCGGCTATCTGGATGCTCGGGACGATGGATACCGGAAAGCTTCTCCAGGGCGTAATTGCCCTTGGCGTTATCATTGCTGAGCTGTCGATTGCAATGGCAATTGCAGGCAGAGCCAATGCTCGAGGCGCCGCTGCAATCATTGCTATGTCAGCGGCAGTTATTGTCTTGACTGGTGCGGTGGCTATCCTTGGTAACATGGACATCATAACTCTGGCCAAGGGACTTATTGCTCTGGCAGCAGGTCTGGCGATTCTGGCCATTTCAATGGCGGCAGCAGACGCTTTCAAGGAAGGCGGCATCGCTCTGGGTATCGCGTCTATCGCATTCCTGGCCCTGGCCTCAGCAATGAAGACTCTGTCTGGTATCACCTGGACACAGCTTGCGATTGGCCTTATTGCGCTAGCAGGTGGCATGCTAATTCTGGTGGCTGCCGCGGCTGGTGCTCAGTACTTCGCAGTTGGTATGATTATTCTTACTGCGGCACTACTAGCGCTAGGTCTGGCACTACTTCCGATCTCAATCGGTATGGCGGCCTTTGCCGCTGTGTTGGGTATTTGTGCCACAACCGGTGCAGCGGCATTCTTGGTCTTGACCGAGGGACTGAAGCAGCTTGCGGCGATTCTGCCCCAGGTGGCGATCGATGTGGCCACAGCTATTGCCAACTTCATCATCACACTAGGAGCAAAGGCCCCTGAGCTGGCGGTGGCCATGGCAGCATTGCTTGGAGCGATCATCTATGCCATTAATGCCAACATCCCTGGCATTGTCGCAACGTTGTTCATCCTGATCCAGGCGATGCTCACTGAGCTGGCTAACCATGCCTACGAGTTCGGCGAAAAGGGCGCCACGATCCTGGCAAACTTCCTGAATGGAATCGCGGACAACATCGGCAAGGTCATTGACGCTGCCACCAACGTCATCCTCAACTTCCTTGATGGAATTGCTAGGAATGGTCCGAAGATCATTGACAAGGGTATGTGGACGGTCCTCAAGCTTCTTGAAGGTGTTCGCGATGCTATTAACAAGTACGCTCCTCGTTTCAACAAGGTTGGTCGAGAGATTGCTTGGGCTATTGTCGACGGTATGACCAACGGTCTCGCATCCAAGGCCTGGAGCTTCGGTGAGTCTATGCTGAACGTAGCCAAGAAGGGCTACAACAAGGTCAAGAGCTACTTCAAGATCCACTCTCCTTCTCGACTGATGATGGAACTTGGAGGATATGTCGGTGAGGGTCTTGCTATAGGTATCGAGGATACTGGTGATCGTGTTGCTGATGCCGGCGGTAGTATGGCTGGCGCAGCTTACGACGCTATGTCAAAGGCGCTCGACGGAGTAAACGAACTCATCGAGGACGACCCATCCTTCAAGCCGGAAATCAAGCCCATTCTGGATCTCACAGAGATGCAGAAGCAGGCTAAGGGAATCAACAACTTCCTTCCCGCCATCGGAGTCACGGCTCAGGCTGCTAACGCGGCTCGGCCTCCTGCTCCGATCGCAGTTGACAATTCTGACAAGAATGGTCAAAATGGTGTTACAAACATCACCTTCAACCAGACCAACAACTCGCCTGAGGCGCTGGATGCGGCTACTATCTACCGCAACACCAACACTCAGCTTGCTATGGCAAAGGACAAGTTGACACTATGATCTCAGAGATCTCGTCCACGACAAAGTCGGGGGATCGTCTAACCATCGACATCACGAACCCCTACGAGTCGGGGGTCGCGGTCAAGGAGATTACTGGTCTGGGGCCAGTAAAGGCGGACATCAGCACCGATGGGTTCGCCCTACTGGACGGAGCGTTCCTTAAGGGGATCAGGGTTGGTACTCGTACTGTGGTACTGACTCTGATCCCCTGGGGGACCGACATTCAGGAACTCAGACTCAAGTGCTACTCCTACTTCGGAGTCGGGGAGACCATTACTCTCGGTGTGACAACCGACTGGCTTAACGTGCACTCCGACTTCATTGTCGAGTCCGTCGAGCCAAACATCTTCTCTGAGCGGCAGGAGATCCAGGTCTCCCTTCTTGGGTTGGACCCATACTGGAAGTCCTCCGCTACTCAGATTCAGAAGGTTGTGGGCTTCAACGACAACACGCCCGCCTTCGAGTTCCCATTCTTCTCGCAGGACAACCACAAGCTCAAGTTCGGCGACATGACCAACTCCTCGGGTAAGGACATCCGATACCTGGGTGACTACCCGGCTGGTGTTACAATCACCGTCGAGTTCCTCGGTACGGTTAGCAACCTTATCATGAGTAACACGACTTTCAACGAGACAATGTCTATCTCTCGAGCTGGAAACTTCTATGCTGGAGAGAGTATTGTCGTTGACACTCGTCCAGGTAAGAAGTCTATCACACACCAGGCTCGAGGTAGGAAGTCTTACATTACAGGTGTTCTGGCTCCGGGGAGTACCTGGATTCAGATGCATCCTGGAATCAACACGATCGCCCTTCAGTATGCTGGAGGCGTTGATGACGTTAACGTCTCCATGGAATATGATACACTTTATAGGGGGATCTAATGCAGCTGTTCTTCGCGTTCCTTCACAACTACAACTCGTGGATTGAGGTTCCGAATAACTTCTACTCCCTGAACTGGACAGAGCGGGCCTACGATTATGGTCAGTTCGAACTCCAGCTCTACTCGGATCAGCCGGGGTATGAGTACAGTCTCGGAAACCTGTTCATTCGAGATGATACCTCGACCGCCATGGTAATCGAGACGGCCACGGTTAAGCAGGAGGATGACGGTGTCTACCTCCACAAGTATACCGGTCGCTCTCTCGAGTCGATGTTTGAGTGGAGAGTCCTACCTCACAGGCAGTGGATTGCGCCCGACAATAATGGCCAGTTCAATGCGCAGATGACGGCTGAAAACCTGGCCCATGCGCATCTTGGTAAGGATGCAGAAGCGGCTCGTAGGATTGATAACTTCAACTTCCATCGAGAAACTCGAGTGTCTCAGATGGCCTACGTCAACGACACTGGGCAGAAGATCCAGGATGGGAAGTGGATCATCTATGACCGAGCCCCCATCTCGGAGATGTTCCGGAACGTCTTGTCGGCGTGCAAGCCGAACGGATATTCTCTATTCTACAAGATCAAGCTCGAGAACCAGGGTATTCACTGTTACGTAACTGCGCCACATCTTATCAACACGATTACCCTCGCTCAGGAGAATGATAACTTCTCCGACTTCGAGTCTGTGGATTCTATCGTCGATAAGAAGAGTACGATCTATGAGGTCTGGGACTCTGGCGATGTGGATCTGAAGTGGATTGCCGACGGTAGTACGCACACTCGGGCACACACGCTACGATCCGAGAATCCCATCACTCGACGAGAAGTCTTGTGGGATAACACTCAGGTCCACAAGCCTTATTCGATCAAGGACTGGAAAGCGCTTACCGATCTTCAGCGGAAGCATATCACATCTCTTAGCGAGGTGTGGTACCCATTCTGGGTTCTGGACGCTATGTTCCCGAAGTATACCCCACTCAAGATGATCTCGGGTAAGATCAATAGCTTCTCCAATGTTGAATACCGTACTGGGTTTGATGTCGGAGATATCTTCTACTACGTCCCCTCGGGCAGCAACGCAGAGCCAATTGAGTGCCAGCTGACTGAGATGACTGAGTCTTGGTCCAGTAGTGGGTTCTCTCGAGTTCCCACTATCTCAATGTCGTCTCGTACCAAGTGGAATGGTGACGGCTTCCGTATCGACTTCACTCGCGGTGGCCCCGGAGAGGTCATTGCTCCTCGAGAAAGGGATTAATGCATGGCCATTTCTAGCGGTTTCTACAACTCGGTGAATGGTGACCGGACATACGATGCTGACCAGTTCGGATCGCTCTTTGACGGTATCATCGCACCGGGTGTCTTCCCGAACGTTGGTGACAAGTTCCGTGTTCGCCCTACCAACAACGGTATGTCCGTCTACGTTGGTGCTGGAAAGGCTTGGTTGAACAACCGATGGGTTGAGAACTCAGGTGATGAGACGGTCGCGATCACTGGTTCTCACGCAACGCTTGACCGAATCGATCTCGTATGCATTGAGGTTGACCGATCTAAGGCTGTCCGTGGTGCCAAGATCAAGGTGGTCCAGGGTACCCCTGCGGTTACCCCTCTGATCCCGAATGCCGGTGACAGCGGTGACAGACAGACCTTCGCTCTTGCCCAAATCAAGATCATTAAGAACTCTCGACAGATCGTTGCGGAGAATATTATCAACCTTGTGGGTAGTGCTCGTACTCCCTATGTTCGCGGCCCCCTCGAGACGATCAACCTAGACTCCCTCCAGGCTAAGCTCCAGGGTGAGTTTAACACCTGGTTTGACTCGGTCCGAGACGCACTGGCTAACGCTGGGGGTAACACCTCGACTGACGTCGCCAACCTCAAGGTGAGTGACAAGAACCAGAACGACCGCATCCAGGCTGTCGAGGGTCGAGTCGCTGGTACTGAGCTCAAGATCACTCAGATTAACGAGAAGTTCGCCAACTCGGGATCTGTCTATGGGATGCTGAACAACTCAAATGTGGGCGTTCACAACTCCCTCTATCGAGGAGCTTCTCTGGGTAACTCAGTCACTCCGTACCTCCAGGCGATTCGAAGTGGGTCCTTCTCGGGGCTGTACCTCGGAGACTACTGGACCTACTCGGGTATCACCTGGCGTATCGTGGCATTCAACTACTTCATGAATATCGGTGAGCCGCCCTTCCGCCAGAATCATATTGTGGTTGTCCCAGACCGATCTCTGTTCCGAGAGGCCTGGTCTACCACCATTCCGGACCAGCGCTCCTACGTGGACTCGACACTCAACCAATCCACCATGACACAGGCAAGTCGTATGGCTGAATCCCTGTTCAACCGTACCAACATGGTTGGTGTCTGGACTCGAGTGGCTACCGGGTACGACGGGAACGGTGCGGTCCGAGATTGGCGCTGGTACAACCCCCACATCAATATCATGGATGAGGCCATGCTCTGGGGTTCGTCCATCTTCGACGACTCACTGTCCCGGGGTATTCACCACAACCAGTTCCCCGCCTTCCGGCTCAACCCCGCCCTTGTTAACATCGAGGAGGAATACTGGCTTCGTGAGCGTGCCTCGGCTCAGACCGCAGTCTACATGAAGTCTACGGGCCAGTTCTCCCACGCCCCGATTAACTATTCCCTCGGGGTTCGTCCCTATCTAGCGATCGGTTAACATGCAGCACTTCGGATTCAACCCCCTTACCGACATCGTCCTCGCGATATTCCTGTCGGTTCTGGGATCTTCCGGGATGTGGGCTTGGATCATGAAGCGCAGTGAGCGGAAGTCCGCCACGTCAAGGCTTCTGCTCGGAATGGCCCATGACCGGATTGTATATGTCGGGAAGACATATCTTCATCGAGGATTTCTCACCCTCGATGAGTATGAGGACTTCATGAAGTATCTCGTAGAGCCCTATTCCGAGTTCGGGGGGAATGGGCTTGCTGAGAAGATTGTGAATGAGGTCAAGAATCTTCCCGTCGTCCCCACCCCTAGACCCCCGGCTAAGAGGAAGCAATATGGCAAAGCACCTTCAGGAGAGTAAGTTGAACAACAAGTCCTACGACATCCTCAAGTGGGTTGCGCTGGTCGCCCTTCCGGCTACCTCCGCGCTCTATCTCACGCTGGCGGCTCTGTGGCACCTGCCTCACCCGACTGAGGTCGCCGGGACGATCGCTGCGATTGACACCTTCCTGGGTGTGCTTCTCGGCGTGAGCTCCAACAAGTACCAGGGCACTCAGCCCTCCGGCGCCCTTCACGTGTCCGAGGACCAGGGGATCCACGCCACCTTTGACCAGGGCGTCGCTGAGATGCTCCGGAATGGGAAGGTGACGCTGGACGTCAAGCAGGTCTAAGCGAGAAAAACCTGCGGTATAATGAACCCCTAGAAAGGAGCCCATCCATGAAGAACCCTGACCCCATTCAGCAGACAATTGAAGCTGCTCTGAAGGAGGCCGAGCTTCACGATCCCTCTAGTGAGGACTACACCACAATTGCTCGAAATGTCGAGACTCTTGCAAAAGCCAAAGCCCTTGGCGAGAGCAAGAAGCTCAGCAAAGACGCGATTCTCGGTGCAGTTACCTCCATGGCAGGCATCGTAGCCGTCCTCCAGTACGAGCGACTTGCCGTCGTCAGCTCGAAGGCGTTTGGTTTGATCATGAAGGTTAAACCCTTCTGAGATTCGTCAGGCCCCCTGTGCTATACGCATGGGGGGCTTGGCTTATCTTTTTTTGCCTACGCGAGAAAATCCACGGGTATATTGAAACCCGTCATAGAAAGGACACTCTCATGAACCTCTCTCCCGCCGCTGCACAGGCCGCCCTCGACTACGCCGAGGAGCTTGCTGCTACTGGACTGAGCTCTGAGCAGTACGACCACTACTACCTCTGACACAGTTCTAGATCCCGCCATGGGATCTAGGCTT